GTGCCCAGACCGGCTTCTGCTGACGGAGGCGGTAAATCATGTCAGCGCAGTCAAACGCGCCGGCGGCCTGCCCGCCCGGACTGTCAATGTCCAGCAGTATGCCCCGCACCTGGCTATCTGCCATTGCCTGCTGAAGACAGGCGACAATGCCGTCATAGCCAGTCATTCCGGAAAATGGCCGCATCCCCCCCAGCCGGTGCACCAGCGTGCCGCTCACCGGCAGTACCGCAATACCGTTCACCACCCGGTAAACACGGGCCGGTCGTTTACCTCCGGCCATGTACTCGTCCGTTTCAGCCAGCATTCCGGGAGCATCAAGCTGTACCTGCTGTTGTGGTACCGAAAGACTTGCTGCCCCCATCTCGCGCCCGAGCGCGCAAAAGAAAACCCGCGCATAGGCGGGCTCCAGAAGCAGCGGTTCATTGAATGCTGCGGCAATAATGTGTGAAAGATTACGTCTCACGTGGTGTTGTCTCCTCTTCCGGCCTGCGACTCTCCGCTATCTGCTGCTGATACGCCTGCGCTATCCACACCGGACGTGAGAGTCCGGCTTTTTCCCGCTCTGCAGATTCCCTGACCTGCTGGCGGAAAATGTCCTGATAATCCTCGCCCATCAGCGCCAGCTCTTTCTCATACGTGCTCAGTCCGGCCTCAATGCGCATCACTGATTCCTGAACCTCCTTGAGCCCGTCAATGGCCATTCTTCCGGCTCCAATCCACTCAGCCCGTGACCAGGCTGATCGCGCCTGATAAAAATCAAAACGTGCCCGTGGCGGACGAATAATCCCCCGAAGAAGTGCCTCTTCCAGCCAGCAGGAAAACATCTGCGTGGCCAGCCGGGACGCAATAAATTTTCGCCGCCCCATAAAATAGCGCCACGACTCATTGGCGGAGGCGCGGGCACTTGAATAACTGACCTTCGAGTAATCACGGGACAACTGTTCGTAGGAAACGCCAAGACCGGCGGCGATATACCGCAGCAGCGCCTGTTCAAGCGCCGAAAATCCATTGTCTGAATCCTGCGCGGTCTGAAGTTTCAGATCATCACCGGGGAAAAGGTGCGGAATTTTGACACCGCCCAGCGTCACGTGATTCGTGTCATACCAGGTGGAGAACTTATCCAGAATATTAATAAGCGGATTATCCTTCTGCCCCTGCGGCGCACCGGCGATATATTCAAAGGCCTTTTCGGTATCAAGTTCACTTTCAATCGTCGCTGCATACATCGCCTTCACTATGGCCGACTGAAGCTGTGTTGCCTGCAGGGAATCGAGCATCTTCAGCCGTTCCATGACGCTGTAAAACTGATTAGCCCCACGGGTCTGCCCGTCCTCCACCGGCTCGAAAATATGCAGCATGGCCGGACGCCCGGTGGGAAGTTCACGCGGGATCCGTTCCCATCGTCCACTACCAGAGAACGGAAAATCGTCCTCACAAATATGGTACGCGACGGCACGGCCATATCGATCGACCTCCACACCGGCCCGCAGAAAACGGTTCCCCATACCGTGTCCAGGCGTGTCCACCCGTTTCGGACTCACGGCTTTAAAACGCGTACGGAATAACTGCGTGGTTTCCGTATCCCAGACCGGCTGCACAAAGATTTCGCCGTTAAACGCATGAACGCCCACACCTTCACGGATAAATTCCGTGAACGTGCGTTTTCCTTCCACGTCGATCTCACCAAACATCCCTTCGGCGTATTCCGACCAGGCCGCCTCCACCTCATCGACAAAGCTTTTTGCTGCGGTCTCCCGCATCCCCAGCCAGCGCCAGTTCGGACGGTAGCTGATCAGAAACATATGCCCGACAATGTGATCCTTATGCAGAGCCACCGCATTAGCCGCTATTCCGTTATTGCGCACCAGATCATCTGCCCGGGCATTCCCCAGACGCAACGCGGGTAGCAGGGCCGCATCGGCACTCTGCGCCGGTGGCAACCACTCCGCCATTTGCCCGCCAAATCCTGCGCCGCCCCCGTTGTAGCTGAGACTCTCACGAAGCGGAACGCCGTTCACATCAATCAGGACAGGCGTTCGTTTCATAACCTCACTCCCAGCGGACGACGGCGACGTCGGGTTGTCCCCAGTACCGACTCCGCATCATTGATCGCCCGGTTAAGCTCATCCAGAGAAGCCGCCGTATATTCAATTCTGCGACCATCTTTCTGGACAGACACCACCCGTTTACCGGTTAATAAATCAAGGCGCGCCTGACGCAGCGCCTGTAGTTCAGCGACTGTAACCATTCACTCCTCCGGACAGCTTCGCTGCCAGTTCTTTAAGGGTTGGCCGGGTCGTCTCTTCTTCCCGGGATTTTGCCAGTACAGCCAGATCAAGCTGCCAGCGTTGCACGGACACACGTAATGCCGCATAGGCATACACCAGGCAGTCCAGCGCTTCGTTACGCCGCTTTTTGTTATCCCACAGCAGACGCATCTTTCCTTTTTCCCACTTCTCCACAAGCTCTTCCGCGACCAGTTGCTGCGCCTCTGTCTGCGAAAAAATCTCCGGATCATCAGGAAAACGGATGGCATACGACGTGGCTTCATCCGCAGACGTGGGATCGGCTTTCATACGGGCATAGAGAATTTCTTTTGCGGTGTCCGTCCCCACTTCACACAGATACACGCCCCGCTGATTGCGGGTTTTCGGCATGGTGATCACCGGCTTGCCATAGACAGATGCGCCTTTTACCGGCAGCACCCGGAAAACACCGTGTTTTTTTGACCTCTGATAGACAATTTCACCATCGATCCCCCCGGTGTCCCAGCAGACACGGGAAATGGTCATTTCGGTTCCGTCTGCATGGCAGTATTTTTTGTTGATCGCCGCATCCACACGTAACAGCGTCTCTTCCTCATCGGGACGGCCCATAATGATGATTTTATCCACCAGAAAAGCTTCCTCTCCCGGTGCCCATCCCCAGACATACATCTCAAAACGGTTTCGCTGCGAGTCAATGCCCGCCGTCAGATAAACCACCCGGGCTGGCACCGCCGCCGTGTAATGCACGACCTTATCCATCAGTACCTGGTGATCGAGTTTTTCGCCCACGGCCTCTTCCCAGGTCTCGCCCAGCGTGGTGTTCACAAAGGTTTTCAGGCCGTTGGGATCTTTCAGTGCATCCAGCCAGTCATAGACTATCTGTACCCAGGTGGTGAACGGACTGTACGCCGTCCAGATATGGAACGTGATGGAGCGCGGCGGCGGAATTTCATTATCCGCGGCGCTGAAAAACGTCAGACCGTCACGGGTCCACATCCCCGTGTTTTCACAGATCCACCGCCCGTTGCTCTGGTCAAGCTCAGACTGATGGATCACGCAGCCATGATGTTCACAGAGGTAGAAAACGCTTTCGGGGCTGTCCTTCTCCCATTTAAGGCCAAAAGGCGTGGATTCATCGCCAAATTTCAGATACTGCTCCTCCCCACAGTGTGGGCAGGGCACATAAAAACGCATGAAATGCGCCGACTCGTTGGCCGCTTTTTCGATCTGGCAGGTGCCTTTGATTTTAGGCGTCGAGCCGCGAATGGATTTGGGCCATACAGAGCCCTCAATACGTTTATCCCCAAGCAGGGTTGGCGAACCCTCTTTTTCGACATCCGGTTCGAACGAGGAAAGTTCGTCATAGCAGACCACGTCCACGGATTTTTCACGGTAGTTTTTAGCGGCAGCCCCGCCCAGGCACCAGAAGCCCACGCCCGATGAAAAACGTTTCAGCGTGAGGGTATTATCACGATGTTTACGCCCAAACCACGGTGCAAGATCGAGTAAAACCGGCACATCCCTGATCGTGGGTTCCACATGAGATTTCATAAAATCTTCAGCAGCAGAATCCGTGGGCTGGAAAAGAAGGCTGTTGCGTGATTTATGCTCAATAAAATAAGCCTCCACTCCCAGCAACATCTTTGTATAACCAACACGGGCAGATTTAATCAGATTAACAGTGCGGATCCGGTCATTCCCCATGCTGTTCATGATGGCAACCTGAAACGGCAGTGTTTCCCACCGCCCCGGGGTGTAAGATGACTCTTTCGGAAGGTAATAATGTCGATCTGCCCACTGAACTGTCGTCAGAGGGACAGGAATTTTTAGCGCAAGGAGGCCGGTTGCTATCGCTCCTGCAGAATTAGCCGCCCTCAGTTCGTCTGAAATCATCAATCCACCTGCGCACATTCTCACCGGCTTCAGAAGCCACATCGGATGCTTTCGCGATTTCAGTTTTCACAGCATCAAGATGTACGGGTGATATATCAGGGTATTTACGCTGCAGTGTCTGAGGGACACGGACAAGGATCCCTGATATATTCTGTGCCACTCGCTGAAAGATGTAGGTAAATAACTCCGTCTCGAGGACAAGGCCTTCCTCACGAGCATTTTTCAGCTCCTGTGCATCGGCCTGTGCCTTCGTCAGTCGGTAACGTTCGTAATCAATGGTGCCGGGCTGAAGGTCTGATTCGCTGGCAGCCCTCAAATCCTCGATCTCTTTACGGAGTTTTTCGTTTTCAATATCAGCTTCCCTCTGCGCATACCACTGAATGGCAGCAGTTGTATCAAAAACTGATTCAGTCCCTTTCCCTCCACCAGAAACTAGTGGTAACCCCTGACTCTGCCAGGCGGTGATGGTCCTGACATCAACGCCAAAAATATCGGCCAGTTTTTTCTTATTGACGTTCATACACTCCCCCGGGAACCAGAAAGGATCTGAAAATGGCGTTTTCTAACAAAAACAGCCTTTGTCAGATCCTTTTATATTTTTAAAATTCTATTGATAATCAATCAGTTAAAAAGAAGAAGAACGGATCTGATTTTTCCCTAAAAATTTTCATAAATAGCGAAAACCCGCGAGGTCGCCGCCCCGTAACGATCTGGATCACCGGAAAGGACCCGCCAACGACTTTCGCGTGCAGGCATTAAAAATTTTGCAGTTCCATGCCTAGTTGAAACCTCGATTTCTATAACATCCAATTTTGTAAATTTAGATATAGCTCAACTTTTCCCAATGTTTTCAAGTGTATAAAAACAATTGGCGTTACGCCATAACACTATACTTAGGATAAGTAAAGATTTTAAGGAGTTTTAATGAGTCAACATCAATATTATCCACAGCTGAAATGGAAGCCTGCTGAATATGAATCTCTGATGCTTTTAGATCAAACTACGCTCTCTGGTTTTACTCCGATCATTACCATTCCAGACATA